TGTCGAGTTCTATAACATGCAAAGCTATCAAAGATATATGGCTGAGCATGGAATTAAGGTCACGATGCCTGACAAAACTGTAGATATGGTTAAGTTTATGCATTGGGATGAGGCTGATTTCCTCAAGAGGAAAGATAGTTTCATACCTGAAATTAATATGCATTTAGGCAAGCTGGATGAGGATTCCATTTTCAAGAGCCTACACTCGAACCTACGCAATGCCAATCTCTCTAGAGAAGAATTGGCAATAGCGTGTATGACTGGTGCAGCGCATGAATGGTTTGCGCATGGGCGCGAGGTCTATGAGACCAGAATCGGGCAACTGAAGGAAGTTGCTAGAGAACATCATCTTGATGTTAAGGCACTCGATTACTCATTTGATGATCGGGTGAACATGTGGCAAATGGCACATTGTGAGGGTCCTATGACTCATGATCAAATGGTCTTACATGACCAGAAGATTAGAGACCAAGACTCTCTCTTTCCATTTGAGGAATTCGCACCTGAAAGCGGACAACCGTATCCTTGTATTGGTTACCCGTTGTGTGGTCAACGAGGCTTACTTGGATTTTACATATACGGTGGCAGGAACCACGACTGTTACCAAAACTCTTCTATTATGTGTGCTTTGAGCCGGGCATACATGTATTTCAGGCTTGGTATTTGTATTAATTTTTTAAGAGGTCGCTCTCTCACCCTACACGAGAGAAACCAAGGGGTGGATGCCCCGACTGTTGGAACTGACTTGGAATATAGTCAGAGTAGTGATTATGTGTCGTCACTATCTAATTCTGACATAGACATAACTTATTTGGGTTACGACCCTGAATCAGGAGAAGAGTCTTTTGATATCCACACTCAACAAAACTTGACTACGCATACAGCAACAACGTTTTCATCCATGAATCCTGGATATGTCTATGACATTAAACCTAGTACGGATATTACTTTTAATAATGCAGTGAATGAGGTGGAAGATATACAACATTTCTTTAAGAGACCTACACTTCTCGACAATATGACGTGGACTCCTGGTGCTGTTTTGTATCGTACCTTCCAGCCATGGGCTCTCTTTTTGGCCCAACCTCGGATTGCGAATAGGCTTAGCAATTATAGGAATGTTAAAGGTACAATGCACTTACGATTTTTGATAAATGGCAATCCATTTTACTATGGTTTAGCCATAGCACATGCTGTACCTGTACCCACTGCATTGGATGAATTTGGGTCATATCGTAATCCTTTCGATCCCAACGTAGTGTGTGACATGGTTGGTTGTAGCCAGACTCCCCACGTATACCTGGACCCAACCCTTAGCCAAGGTGGTGATTTAGTCCTTCCGTTTATGTTCCAGTACAATGCAATGAATATTGTGACGGGGGACCAGACTTTACTCTGGGATGTGTACGTGAGGCAGTTTTCTAACCTCGCGCATGCACTCAACAATACCGACCCTGTTAACATTGCTGTGATGGCGTGGGTTGAAGACCTTGAGATGTCTGGGCTTACCAATCACAATATTGCTGGTATTTCGCCACAAAGTGGTGATGAATACGGTACCACTGCAGTGTCTGATATGGCTACTGCTGTTGCAAAGACTTCTGGTATGCTCAAAAACGCACCAGTCATTGGGAAATATGCTCGAGCTTCTGAGATGGTAGCTTCGCATGTAGCGAGTGTCGCAAAAGCCTTTGGTTATTCACGTCCAGCATTAGCTGACAACATACATCAACTCACCCCCAGTCTTTTTGGGAATATGGCGAATGCCAATGTAAGTGATGGAGTGATGAAATTGACTATGGACGTTAAACAGGAGACCACCATTGACCCTTCTACTGTCTCTGCAGCTGGTGATGATATGGATCTAGTAGCACTGGCAAAGAGGGAATCTTACATTGCTACTTTTTCCTGGCCCATACAAGCGGCGCATGGGTCAGACATTTGTCACGCACGCGTTTGTCCGTCAATGTATGTGCAGGGACCTGGAGCACAATATCCAGAGTTACATCTTACTCCGGCTGCATGGGTGTGTGTGCCATTTTCATACTGGCGAGGAACTATGAAATTCAGATTTAAGGTGTTAGCATCCAATTTTCACAAAGGGCGATTGCGTATATCGTATGATCCAGTATACTCTGAGAACGTTAGTTCTTTTAATTCAGTACACAATTATATTGTGGACATATCGGAGTCGAAGGACTTTACTGTCCACATTGGGTGGGCTAGTAATAAACCATATCTGGAGTGTGGTACGCTTTCCGAGATCATGTACTCACCAGTCACTATAGCTTCAACAAATCTCATTGAAAATGGTACGATAAAAATAGAAGTTTTCAATAAATTGACTGCACCGGATGTGTCGTCGGACCAAGTCACTATTCTTATGTTCGCATCTATGTGCGACGATTTTGAGGTCTTCGGACCTAGAAGTGTGATTATGTCTAGTATGACATATAACAATCCTAATGATGCCATGGCGATGGCAGATGAGGTGGACCCTCAATCTGGTGTGGAGCAACTTGACGAAAAGACAGACGAACCTAGTAGACCAGTAATCGACGCCCCAGATACTACGTTGGGAGCGGGTATGTTGACTGATCCCTCGATTATGATATGTGCTGGTGAGTCAATAATATCATGGCGACAAGTCTTGAAGAGATATTGTTTTCATAATGCTGGACAGATTATCAATGGTGCTACGGCAACCACAACTTCATATATAGGAAGGTGGTTGCGCCCAGATTTTCCACTGTATCGTGGCTACCAGTCTGACGGTGTTCACACAACATCCACTGGTGCTAAGTATAACTACGTTCAAACCACTATTTTGAATTGGGTAGTTCCAGCTTATTTGGGTTGGAGAGGTGGAATACGATGGAAATATGCAGTGGTTGGTGGTTACGGTGTGACACAGGGTATGCTAGCCCTAAATCGAGTGCCGTTTAACCCTGGATGGACCGGTGATGAGGGTGTTCTCACATCAGCTGGCAATACAAATTCCTCAGTAGCATCAGCGTATTTTACGTATTAT